GAACAAACCGTACCCGCAAAAATAGTCTCTTAACCGCGTAACACCCGCACCAAATAAAAAAACCCTAAAACCCAACCCAAGAGTATTTACCATGAGCGAACCAGTAATCAGCGAATTTAAAACAGCCTTCGAGCTGGGCACAAAACAAGTTATTCAGCAGGAAATCAACGGCGTACCCGTTTTGGTTGTGCCACGTGATATGGCCGTACACGTCCAGCAAGAGCTGGCGGATTTAGGTTTAGAAAAACCGCGCCACCTAAAACAATCCGTCTCACTCTTCACCGCCGAAGCGTTCATCGCTTACTTCAACCGCTTTGCCGACGACTGCAGCACCGTATTCTACAACCCAGAAACCGGCAAATTTACCGGCTATTTAGACTTTCACGCAAGCAAACACCAGCCCGAATTTCTGCGGCACATATGCCACTACACCTGCCCAAAAACCGTGGAGTGGAGCGCGTGGATAAAAAACAACAACCAAAAAATGAACCAAGAAGAATTCGCGCTTTTTATTGAGGACAACCTTAAGCAAATTGCCGAACCCGATGGCGCAACCATGCTGGAAATTGCCAGCAGTTTAAAGGCAACCAACAACGTAGATTTCCGCAGCGCCACCAGCCTATCCAACGGCCAAGTGCAGTTCACCTATAACGAAACCATCAACGGACAAGCCGGTGCCAAAGGCAATTTGGAAATCCCGCAAATTATCAAAATCAACATAAAGCCATTCATGAGCGGCGCACCCTACGAAATGCAAGCGCGCTTCCGCTACCGCATTTCAGCACAGGGCCTACAGCTGTATTACACGCTAATCAGCCCACACCTGATTATTCAAGACGCCGTGAATGACGTGCTGGAAGTCATGAAGGAACACATAGATTCAGAACGCATTATCGAAGGCGAACTGATCTAAACCAACACCACCAGCCAGCAATGGCTGGCTTTTGCAAACGCTTGCCCAGCGAGCCTTTACCAAAGCCAACAAGAACAAAAACCATGCGCAAAAAACTCAACAAACAGCAACAACTCGCAAAACGCAAAGCCCGCCTAGAGCGCATTGCCATAGGCGAAATGCGCCAGGCACTCATGGGCACCACGCTCAGCTACAACAGCACATGGGGCGAGTTTGAAGCTATGTACCCAAGCGGTTTTGAAAAAGCCAAAAAACTCGCCAAAGGCAACGGCGAATTAGTCGCCCAAATTATCGAAACGTGGGAATTCGACTGGGACGCCCTGCTAACCGTTTATTGCTCCGGCACCAAACAATATGACCAACCAGCAACCATAAAAATCAGCGCCCACACCGCCATAGAAATGGCCAAACAAATGGAGCTGGCAGCATTACCCAGAGTAAAAGCCGCATGCAACCACCAACAGGTGGTTGAGTGGGGCTTCATGGCAACCATCACCCAACTAGCATAGGCATAATCACAACATGAACGCCCTACCAATAAACCTAGAGCAAACCGAGAAATACAAAAACAAAGTGCTGCTAAAGCAGACTGAAAACCTGCCCTGCAAAATAATAGAAATCAATGGCAAACCCTACCTAGAGCGCTATTTTGTAGGCCACAACGCCGCCGGTGACCAACTGTGGTTACACCACTTTTTAACCGCCGATGGCGAACGCCACCACCACAGCCACCCATGGCACGCCACCAGCGAAATATTAACCGGCGGCTACTGTGAAGAAACGCTAACCCTACACAGCTCGCCAGAACTGCCCGAAATACTCGGCGCTGCAGGCACAAGCATTTTTGATTGGCTATGGGCCAACAACACCACCGCCAGAATAAAAAACGAGCGCTGGTTTTTAGCCGGCGACAAAAACCACATAACACCCAGCACCCTGCATAGAATCACCGAAGTAAAACCCAACACATGGAGCGCGTTAACCGTTAGCAGCGCACGCGCCGCCAGCTGGTTTTTTATCGACGAAAACGACAACCGCCACACCATGGCCACCAGCCCAAGCGACTGGTGGAAAACCTGCACAACCCGCGACGGAGGCTGCTATGACCGCAACGCACTTGCGCTGGCCTAATGTCGACTCAGCGCCCGACCACTGCACACCCAGCGCCGCCGAACACCGCCGCCGCGAAATTGCCAAACACATCGCCGACTACAAAAAACGCGGTGGCAAAATTACCAAAGTGCGATCCGGCACACTCAGCAGCACACCCGACACAATAAGCTGGCGCATGCAAACATTGCCAGAAGGAATCGGCTTTTGCACCACCAACATGATCTACCAAATTAAAACCGGCAAACGCTACACCGGCAAATTCGAAACCATCCCCGCCGCACTCGCGGCGCTCAACCGATTCAAGGAGGCAAAATGACAACCTTCGAAAACTGCGGCGCAATCATCCCGCAAAAAACACTTATGGATATTTTGGGCCTAAAAAAATCCACCTTTTTCGAATGGAAAAAACGTGAGGGCTTCCCAAAACCCATAAAACAAAACGGCCACAGGGCTGGGGCCGTGTACTACAAAAAACCGGAGGTGGTGGCGTGGTATGAACAGCTTGGCAGCGCCGCCTAGCGCCAACCAAAAAACAATCACCCGATCAGCGACTATGCGAAACATCAAAGCCAACTATTACAAGGAGCACACACTATTTGGCCACACGTATTCGCTAGCAGACCATGGCGACATGACAGAAGTTTTTATTATTCACCCAGAAAGCATGCTGCGGCTCAGCTGGTTCATCACCGATATTCACGGAGAAATGTACAGAACCGCACAATTTAAAGCCGCCCCATACCAAGACGAACTTATTCAGCTAAACACAGCTAGAGCACGAAATTTTTTTATTGGTCTAGAAAACCAAATCAACCAAGATTTAGCTTCTCAAGTCCTGAAAACAGGATAAACCAACTAGGCGCAGCCCAATGCAAAGCCAGCTATTAACCTTCCTGCTAGCCGTACTATTAGTTTTAGCACTGGCCGCAGCAATATTAATTGCCACAGTTATATTTCATTGCGGAAGAAAACACAGCAGCAAACCACCACAACAAGAGGAATAATTCATGGGTAGATTTATTATGGTTTTATTGGGGCTGCTGTTTGTTGTTAGCAGCTTTTTATGCGCACTAGGCAACCATCCACCGGCCGCAGTAGCCGTGTGCTGCACGGTTACCGCGCTCGCGGGCGCCTGTTTGGTTGTCATCGGCTGGTTTTTGCTTAGTGGCTTAGACGGTGACGGTACTAAGGGCTAATTTATGCACACCAAAAAAACAAAAAACATAAAACGCAAAAAACGCGGCTGCCCAACCTGCGGAGGGATTGATTCAAAAACCTGCATGCGGTGCAAAGGCAAAACAAAGCTATGCGACTGGCAACTTGTGTACCCAAAACCCACCGCACCAAAAGACAAACAAGGGTAATTTAAGGACAATCAAAAAATACTAGAAATAGCCCACAGAACCGCGTGGAAATACAAGCACAGCAGCGACCCCAATCACTCGGCCACCTACACCTTTAACGCACACACAATTATTGATTTTGCGCGCAAGGTTTCCGAACGCGAAGCGCCGTGCGCAAACGCCTGCGAACAGAAGTCTTTCAACATAGAAATAAGACGATTAAAAGCCGCCATCCGCGAAACCATAGAAGACAACCTGCACCTAGCCGATGGGGAAAACTGCACACTCATTAAATTAAAGCGCGCAATTGGGTACGACTAATTATTTGCCGCACTCTTTACACGTCCAGCCGCCAATTTTAGCGTTTAACACCTTCCAAATAATCAACAGAGCCAACCAAACACCCCACGTAACTACGATCAAACAAAGGTGCACCACAATCATAATCCCACTGGTTGTGCTGTGATTGCGCATAAGGATTTTGGCGAAGTAGTCGAGCGCATTAAAAAGCTCTAAAATCACACGCCAACAAACTCCCAAGGCGGCACATAGCCGACTTTATTTAAAACGTGGAAAACCCACCTATGAAACTTAAAGAACCACAAAAACTCACAGAAATTCCATCGGGTGAAAGCTTGCCTAAGAAAAATGCACCTCACGTGACCGATCTATTACAGGTAAAGCGTGAGCGGCAGATAGAGGACTCAACACAACGGCTTTATCAGCTTGCAAAAAGTCTTCGCTGGTAAGGCCGCCTGAGGTAAATTACACACCAACAAACTCCCAAGGCGGCACATAGCCGACTTTATTTTTCGCCAGGTACGCACTCCACCAATCCATCATCCGCCGCCGCTCCTGTAAAAATTCAGCTTTGTGAATGTAGGCCGCCCGCACAGCGTCCCGCTCTTGGTGGCTCATTTGCCGTTCGATAGCATCGCGGGAAAATAGCCCGCATTCATTCAGCGCCGAACAGGCCATAGTGCGAAAGCCGTGCCCGCACACCTCTTTGCGCGTGTCATACCCTAGCCGCCTAAGCGCGGCATTTACCGTGTTTTCGCTAACAGGCTGCACCTTCACAAAATCCCCCGGCAACACCAACTCACTAGGCCCAACGCTGGCCTCTAGCTCGCGCAGCAACTCAACAACAGGCAAGGAGAGCGGCACCAAATGAGCCGTGCGCATCTTCGCCCCTCGCGCCGAATACTTAACCCCAGCCAGCGGTGCCCGTTCCGGCGGAATCGTCCAGGTGCGGGCATCTAAGTCAAATTCTGCACGGCGGGCAAAGCGCAGCTCACTCGAGCGCACAAACAAATGCAAACTCAACAACAGCGCAAACCGCGTAACACGGCGGCCACCGTAGCCGTCAATTTTGGCCAGCAGTTCCGGCAACCGTTCCAGCGGCAGGGCAGGCCGGTGCGTAGGTTGCGGGTTAGTAAAATTGCCCAATAAATCCTGCGCCGGGTTATAAGTAATCAACCCCTTCAATACTGCAGACCTAAACACCAACACCAACTGCTGCCGCATCCGCGCCGCAATATCCAAAAACCCCGCCGCCTCCACGGCATTCAATACGCCCAACAACTCACGGGCAGTAATCTCACCAATGGGCCGCTGGCCCAACACAGGGTACAAATGCCGCTCAAACCGCGCCACCACCCGCCGCTGGTGATCCGCCTGCCACTTCTTTTGCGTAGCCAACCACTCGCTAGCCAACACCGCAAACGCACTGGCGGCATCCACCCGCGCCACTGTAGGCTTATCCGGCCTAGGGTCCCGCCCAGCACGTAACGCCGCCAATAACTCATCCCGCATTACACGCGCAGCCGCCAACCCAATCAACGGATACTCACCAAAAGAAACCATATTGCGCCGCCCATCCGGCCGCGTGTACCGGCACCGCCAAACCTTGGCACCAGTAACCCGCACCAACAACACCAACCCGCCACCATCGGGCAGGCTGTAGTCTTTGTCTTTTGGCTTGGCCGCACTCAGCTTCACATCACGCAGCGGCAGGATAGTTTTTGGCATACGGTTTTTGGCTCCTTTGGCGGTATGCCAAAGGGTATACCAAAAACCCGCCGACCGTAACCGGACAAGGCCGGACTTATACGGAATTCAAAACGAAAAAAAAGCCCCGAAAACCTTATGCTACGGGGTTTTCGGGGCTTTTTCTGGTCTTACTTGGAGCTGCAAAACCTTTGCAATGGTACCAGTAGCCGGAATCACAAAGCAAATTAAGCTATTGATTTAACTAGCTTTTACATCCTAACCGTTTTCGCGTATGCCATAGATGTTACCAAAAACGGCAACCGGCCGGCAATGGGTAATCGAACCGCCGCCAGCCGGACTAGAACCCGCGCTAGCGTTCGGTGATTAGGAAATAGATGGTGCGTTCGTCTACGCGGCCGCCGGTGGTGGTGGCGCGGCAGGTTATGTGGGCGGGGGTTTGTAGGGTGCCGCCGGAGATTGTTAATACCACCTCGGTGGTGCTGGTGTAGGTTTGGGTGGCGGTTAGGCCGCCGGTGGCGGCTACGTCCACGGCTTCTATGGTGTCGCCGTCTGCTAGCCATGCCGACCAATCCCACGTGTAATCCAGCACGGCCGCGGGGCTTTTGAATGCAGCTACTCGGCCGGCGCCGTCGCGGAAGAGATCGCCGGATTCGGGTAGGCCGTTGTTTTTGGCGCTGCTGATACTGAACACGCGGGCGGCGGCGCTGACGTAATCTGGCTCGGCTTCGCTGGCGGTGGTTATGTTGGCGGAATCGGTTACGGTGCCAACGGTGAAGCTGCGAGCTAGCGTTGCGCCGGCGGTGGCGCTGGATAGGCCGAAAACCTCGATTTTATTGCCTAGGCTAACGCTGCCGGCCTCGCTTTGCATGCCGCCGTAGGTGGTGCCGCCGTCGGTGGAAACGCGATAGTGCACACCGGTGGCCAGCGTGCCAACGGCTAATGGGTCTTCTTCGGTGTCGCCGGTTAGGGTGAAGGCGCCTAGGCTTACGTAGGTTGCGGCGGCGGCGCTTGTGGCGTCGGCTAGGGTGAACTGGTTAATGTCGGCCATTAATTATTCCTCGTGCTCAGGCGCTGGCCTGCTGGTTGTTTTGACAATAAAAAGCCCGCGCATGGCGGGCTAGGATGGTATTAGGGAGCTGGTTGGCGGGGTGAAATTCGCCTTATATTCTGGAACGCAATAGCCGTTCACAAAAATTAAGTCGTCGATATAACCGGAAAAAGAATTAAGCGCGTAATCCTCGTAAGTATTGACAACGCTGAAAGGCCTATTGCCTGCACCGGTTGCAGTACCTACAGCTTGGGAAGCTACAACGCCATCCAACCCTAAATAGAGCGAAATTCCGTCTTCGCAAAATGTTATGAAGTGCCACGAGTCATAAGGGACATTAACGCCTCTGACCCCGTATCTTCCAAAGTTAGCGCAGCCCAGCTGCGCATACCCTCCTGATCGTTCTATAGACCAATAAGAGCTGCCGTCACCCCTATTCAGCAAATGTTCATAGGTATTGCCGCTGGTGGGAATATATACCCAAAAACATAATGTGCAAGAAGTTCGCATCTCGAAATTAGATGATGATGAATAGTCTAGCTTCGCCCTAGAACCCCCTGAACCACCATCGGCTTTTAAAGAAGAAACCCCCATCGCCTGCTGTGCGGTGCTTGTGTAAGCGTGTGCAACCGTGGCCGGCACGTTGGCTAGGGGGCTACTATCTATAATGGACGTTCCGCCATTAGACCCGTCAAACCGCAACGCCAGGACAACATACTGCCACCAAGATGGCACCAATTGAGCAGAGCCAGACGACAATAAATCGAAGCTGCACTTCACCACATCGTCGGTTATAAAATCTTCCGCATAGCCGCTGATATAAAACGCGGACTGGATCCGCTCGCCAGTTTCAAACAGCACATAAACACCGTCAACAAGGCGCGTATCGTCCAGAATCAGGGATTTAATTACGGCGCTTTTGGCTATGCCTTCCACGCTTATATCAATAGAACGCGTGCTGCTTTGGCTCAGTAATTCACGAAAACCCGCGCCATCGTCGGCGGTTATGTCGATGGGGTCGCCGTTGTATTTGATTTTTTTGCCGGTGATACCACTGCAAATCACCGCATCGTCCAGCATCACTTTTACGTTTAAACCCAGCTGTGCGGCCACTTAGTCACCTTTTTTAATTCGTTAAAATCAGCCAACTTGCGGGCCTAAAATGTCGTCGGTGCCGGTGATTGTGCACAAGCTCACGCCGGTAATAGCGTTACCCGCGGCGCCTGCAGTGCCGGCGCCAGCATCAACGCCCGCCTCACCCGGGTCACCACCCGCGCCACCATCGGTGCCGCCGGTGCCGTTCATTTTGCCGCCGTTGCCGCCGTAGGTTAGGTGGCCGTCGCCGTGGCCGGCTTCGCCGTTGGTGCCGCCGGAGCCGCTTAGGCCAATGACCGAACCCGCACCGCCACCACCCCAGCTGCGCCCGCCGCCATAAGGCGCAACGCCACGGCTGCCACCGCCACCGCCCCCCCAAATAATGGGGTCCACCAGCGTAACGGCTGAATCCGTGAAAAACGCGGGGCCGCCGTCGCCGGCTTCGGCATTGCCGCCCCAGCCGGTGCTATTCCACTCCCAGCCGCCTTTGCCGCCTGCGCCCTGAATGCGCCCGCCGGCAAATTCAATAGTGACATCCACGCCTGCCGCCCAGCCGGTATTGGTTGCCGCATATTGCGACGGCGCCAAGGAGCCAACAATTACGCCGGCGCCAATAACAAAAAGCACGGTATCGCCGGATTCTGCTTCAGTGTAAATGGCGTCGTGCAGGGTTTTTAGGTCGATGCTGTAGGCGGTTACGTCGATGTACACCACGCGGTCACCGCCACTTAATAACGGTAAATTCACCTGCTCGGCCTGCACTACGTAATCCGCAATGCGCGGCTCCACGCGGGTGACTAGGTAAGGCGCTGGTGCGGCGGTGGCGCCTTGGGCGTCTTCAAAAATGCGGCTTTGGATGGTGACAATGCGGCCCAGTGCCGGGGTTATGCTTTTTGGCAGCGCGAAGGAAATAGTGCGCGGGGCTTTGCCGTAGCGGCCCACTAGCAGCGCGGTTAAGGCCTCGGCGGCTGGGCGGTTGTCTACGGTTATCCAGCGGCTGTAAATTTTGCGGATGGCCGGCGGCGCGTCTTCCAGTGCCACTTGGGCATTCGTGTAAAACGTGTTCAAAATCGCTTGGTAATTTTCGTCTTCGTCGATTTTTTTAAGGGGGTTTTTTTGGCCGTAATAAAACAAAACTTGGTCGGTGCGGGCGTCTTGTTCTAGGCTGCCGGTTATGGTGCCTTTTAAAAAAACGTCGTCATTCCATGCGGTTAAGGGCGGCTGGTTGCGCAGTACCTGCAGGGCAATTTTTTTGGCTGCCGTGTCCGTCCACATCACCAAGCCCACTTGGTTAATTAACTCATCAATCAGTTTTTTAACGCTGGTGGGCTTCATTATTTCGGCGCTGTATAGCCGGCCATTATTGGCCAGTGTTTCGGCGCTCCATGCGGCATAGTCCAAGTATTCGGCTGGGGTGTTGGTGTAGTCGCTTAACAGGGTGTTAATAATTTCCGATGGGTCTAGCGAGTCGAACGCCAGCGCAATCTGGAAGGTGCTGCCGGCCTCGTGGCTTACGGCTTTGCTGCCGCGAAGGGCTCGGGCTGTTAGGGTTACGGCGTCGCCGCTACGGGTAAAGCTCACCACCTCGTCTGCAATGCTGGCCAGCCCGCCCGCTGGGTAGCTGTCGTCGCCTACGCCGGTTGGGGTTAGGGTTAGGCTGGTGGCGCTGTCGGTTATTGCCGCGTCTAACAGCCCGGCACTCAACACCGGCGCCTGTGCCTTGTCGCCGTCCAAAAAACTAATGGCGTCTTTAGCTGTGATGGCAAAATTGCCTTTATTGTCGGGTCCGCTGGTGCTGTCCACCACGTAGTAACGGCGGTCCATATCGTCTATTGACTGGCCAACATACCCACGCACGGCGCGGCATTCTAGGCCTTTTAGGTTTGGCCAGCGGGCGGCGAACTTGGGCCAAAAGCTGCCTTGGGTGTAGGGGTTAAAACCACGGTCGGCCAAATAGGGGTCAAACCCCACATCGTTATGCGGGTGATTGGAAAAACTGGCCGATAGGCCCTCACGCACGCCCAAACTTTCGCCGGGGTTGAGTTTTTGCGGGCGAATGGCGAGGCCTTCCAAGCTGGGGATAACGTCCACATCCAGCGGCAAATCGGAACTTGGCGCGGCCCAGCGCACTAGCTGCTCGCCGGGTAAAAAATTGGCGGGGTCTTGGCAGGTGGCGGGGCTTTGGTAACACTTAAAATCCCCCGTGGTGCCCAGCTCGGCGGCGCAGGGGCTGCTGCCGTAGGTGCGCGTGCAGGGTTTTAGCACCAGCTCAAAAAATTCTAGGGCGGTGCCGGTCACGCAATGGCCTCAATATCAAAACTAAAGCCCATCATGCCGTTGGGCTGTTGGTTGTCTGGGTGGATGGTGCCGTGCGTCCAGCCGTAGAGCGTGTCCGCTGGGTGGCTTAGCGGCCGCCATGCGAAAAAATACGGGCCCTGCGCGGTGCCATCGTCTGGCGCGGTGTTATTGGCGTGGGCGGCGAAGGGGGCCACGTAGGTGTACACAAAATCGGCGGTTACATTGGTTTGGCTAACGCTGGCTTTACGCCACTTGGCGGTATTAATGCGCCCCAGGTACTGGCCGCTTTCGCTGGTTTGCGTAGTGCCTTCGGCGTATTGCGCCAGCGCGGCTGGCTTGTGGCCCACGTAAATGCTGCGCTGCAATTGCAGCAATTTGCCCAGTTTTATGTGCGCCAGAATTGGCCGAATGCCGTCATCGGGCTGTACAAAGTTCACGCGGAATAGGTGCGCATTAGTGGCGGTAAAATGCTGAATAATGGCGGAATCGTCGCCGATAACATGCTGCGGCACTATCTCATCCCATGTTGCGCCGGCGTCGTCGGAGCTTTCCACCTGCAGCTCTATGCCTAGGCTGCCGAGGTTGTGGCGGGCAATGCCGATGTAATCAACCTGTACGCCGTCTGGGTTTTCCAGCAACAGGTAACTGGCGTCGCTGTCGGGCTCCCAGAGGGCGGCGGTGTCTGGTGACCACAGGTTAATCACCGGCCGCGCGCTGGTGGAGCTCTCGGCGGTGATATTGGCGGTGGTTAATACGCTATGCCAGCCAATTACGGGGTTATTGGAGCCTAGGGGCGCGGTTTCGGGTTCGAAGTAGCTCATGATGCAAACACCACCTGCCCGCCGTCTTTTTGATATTGCACAAGGCCTTTGGCGATTTTTTCCACCGCGGAACCACTGAAAAAATCCCCCGCGAAGCTAACGCGCTGCACGTTGCCGGATTGTGGGCCGGCGGCTGGGCCGGAACTGCCGCCACCAGCAGCGGCTGGGGCAGCCGATATGCTGCCACCACCGCCACTAACAGCGCCAGCCCCACCGCCGCCGCCACCGTTAAAACTGGTGCCGCGGATACCTTGGATCATGGCGCCGGTTCTTAACAAGCTGGACGCGGTATACGCCGCCGCCACAGCGGGCGCCCAAGGCCCACCCACCGACATACCCGCCGACCATGCCGCCGTGGCTGATCGGTAACCATCAATGGTGGCACTGACTATGGCGGCAGTTTTGGCGAACTCGAAGGCCTTTTTACTATGGCCTTGCGCCACACCCATAAGCTGCTGACCAAGGCCAAGGGCCACACCTATGGCGTGCTGCCGCTCGGTTTCGCGCAATTTGGCGCGGGATTTTTCGGCATCGGCTTGTACCGCGGTTAATTGATCCTGCTTAATCTGCTCGGCCAAAATGTCCTGCGCGTCGTATTGCGCAATCACCGCGGCAATGGCGGCTCGGTCGGTGCCTATTTTGGCCAGCGCATCCGCTTTGTGCGCCTCGCGAGTGGCTAAGTCTTTGGCGTAGGCGGATTCCAACTCCGCCGCCTTAACCGCTTCGCTGATCTGAATATCGGTTAACTGCTGTGCGTAATAAGGCGCGTCGGCTGCCAGCGTATTCGCACGGTATATGGCCAAAACCTGCTGGCGCTTGTCATATTCGGCTTGCATGGCGGCGGTTCCGGTGGTTAAGCCTTGCATCACATCGCCCACGGTTTGATCGTGTTTGGCGCGTTCGGCGGCGGCTTTTTTGGCGGCGGCTATGTCGTCTTTTGATTGGCCAACATTGGTGCCGGTGCTGCCGGCCCGATCCTGCTTAACGGTGTTGGCGCTGGCATCAGCTTGCGCGGCTACATCGTTTAAAAATTTGGTCACGCCGTCGCTGGGTAGCGGCTGGGCGGCTAGGTCTTCTAGCTCTTTGCGCAGGCGCTTAGTGTTGTCTTGCGCTACCTCGGCGGCCAGACCTATGCCTTCCATTAAGGCACTTTTGCTGGGCAGCTCGAACAAATCCTGCTGGGTGCCTAATAGGGTATTGCTGGCGCTAATGGCGATATTGACGGCGCCCACAACACCATCCATGGACTCGGCAACGGCTTGGGAGGCAGCGGCGAAGACGGTAACGAAGGACTCCCCCACAAACGATACGGCCACCTCGATGGCCTTTAAGACTACGTGCAGGCCGTGAATCACATTGGCCAGCTTGCCCGACCACTCCACACCGGTCTTGATAGCGTCCTGGATAGCGTCGCGGAAGCCGTGCGAGCCTTTGGCGGCATCGGCTAGGCGTTGGGCGATCACCTGAATATAGGGCGATAAACCCACAGCAATTTGATTGCCTACGCCTTTTGATACCAGCCCGATCCGCGAAATCGCGTCGTTGGCGGCTTCTACTTTGTTGGTCTCTACGTCATTCAGCGACACACCGAAGTCGCGCAGGTCTTGCGAGGCTTGGCGTATTTGCTCGCCGCCGTCTAGCATAAACTGGCGCATTTCCTCGCCTTTTAGGCCCATCTCTTTAAGGGCGGCGCCGGCGGTGGTGCTGTCCATGCCTAAGCCTTTTATGCGGTCGGCAATAACGGCAAAACGCTGGTCGGCATCCATGTTGGCCAAGTCTTTTACGCTTAACCCTAACCGCTCAAACGCGGCCGCACTGGCACCGCCGTTTTGGATGGCCTCGCCAATTTTGACGTTGAGTTTACCGCTAGCCGCCGCCAGTGCCTCTTGGTTAACGCCCGCCAGGTCGGCGGCATACGCAAGGCCTTGGAAACCGGCGGTGCTGGCGCCCACGGCGCGGGCGAGCTTGGCTTGTTGGTCGATGGTTTCGGCGGCGCTTTGATACAGGCCGGCAATAAGCGCCGCACCACCCGCTGCCGCCGCGCCCGCGTAGGCGCCAAAGGTGCCAATGCTGGCGCGGATTCTATTGTTTAGCGTCTCGGTGGAGTTTGCGGCGGTTTGCATACCCGCCACAAACCCAGAAACATTCGCGCCAACGGTTACCGCTACATTGCCAATTTCTGCCATGGTATTAACTCAATTGCGAATAGTGGTAATTAAAATCAAAAGCCTGCGCCTTCACAGGGGCGGCTTGTTTGGCGGCTTCTACGCGTTTTTCACTGCCCTGTTTTTTGGCTTCAATAAACCACCAAAACTCGTAGGGCTGCATGCGCCAAAAATCGCTAGGGCTTATGCCGGCATCCCCCACCAGCAACTGGAATAGCTGTTTAACTATGCCGCCGTTGGCTTTTTTTCGGTGTCGCCCTCGCTGCTGGCGGTGTCGTCGGCGCTAATAATTTCGTCCGGCGCTTGCAGCAATTTCATTAAATCAATGCACTTTAAAATGGCGTCGGTGGCGGTGTTTGGGTTGCGCATAAATGACAATGCTAATTCGCCTTCGTCTACCGCTTTAAAACCCGCCGCGGTCAATACCGGCGCATAATTTAAGGCCAGCGTGGCTGCGCTAAAGGTTTTGCAGGATTGAATAGCGGTTAAATCGAAATTTTGTTCAATGGCTGCAATAAGGCGCAGCACTTTTGAAGGCGGCACGGTGATGGTTTGGCCGTTGTAAGTAAAATCCACTGGCTTAAAGGTTGACATAAAATTCCCATTGTTTTTGCGTAAAAAAGCCGCCTAAGCGGCTGCTGTTAGGGTTGTTATTGCCAACAATTAATCCGGCGTGAAGGTGTATTCGCCAGAGGTTTGCAGCTCGGCGCTAAACTTAACCGCGTCGTCGTGCTGGTAGTCTTCGTCGAAGCTGGCCAGATAAAAATTGCCGGTGATTACGTCGCCATTGGAGAACACCAGCGAGACATCGGTAAGCATGCGCGTGTCGTTCAAAATTAAATTGCGCAACACCGTATCTTTGGCCACGCCCTCAATGGAAACATCAATGGACTTAGTGCCAGAGGCACCCAAAAACGTGCGAAAGCCGTTGTCGTCGTCGCTGGTAATTTCGATGGCGTCGCCGTTGTATTTAATTTTTTTGCTGGCGATACCGGAACAAATTACCGCCGATGCTTTTTTGACTTGAAACAATAAACCTTTTTCTGCTGCCATGATTGCTGCCTCTTAAATGGTGTCTGCTAAAAATTGGAAAGTCATAACGCCGTGCTGGCTTAAGCCATCCGCGTCTAGGAATACATCGCTCCCCAAAAACTTGGGCGGCAATGTTTTGTAGCCGGGCACACTAAGCGTTTGCCGGTGTAAAGCGTTGTAAATGTGGTTTTGAATTTTTTTATTTAATACGCGGCCCGCGTAACGGGTCCACACGTGGATAGTTAGGGTTACGTCGAAACCGGTTTCGGTGTCTGTGTCCCACGGCTGGGCGTGGTCGTCGCCGATTACTACATAGGGGAAAACGGCGGCGCTGGGGTTATCTTCCTGCGCCTCTTGTGGCGGCTGGTCATAAATACCCACCACCAAAGCCATTAACGCGGGAATATTGGTTAACTTTTGATAGAGCGCGGTTTGTAGGTCGTTGCCGATCATTGGTTTTGTGCTCGCGCGGCTTGGCGTGCTAAATATTGCTCTAACTTGCGGCCAAAACTTTCGCGCAAAATACGCGGCATTTCGGCGGCGTATTTTTGTTTAATGGGTGCAATAAATGGGCGGGCCTGCATATTGCGGGTGCCGAATTCGATGAACTTCCAATAAAACGCATCACCACCCGGGCCGGCTTTTTTGGAGTTGGCTTTTACTTGGCTTTGCGGATTGGTGCGGCTGCCTTTTTTGCGCTGGGCTTTAAGGGATTTTTTTAAGTTGCCACTGCGCACCGGCGCGGCGGCCTTGGCTTCTTTGGCTATTTTGCTGGCAATATCCTGCACCACGGTGCGCATTAAATTGGTGGCCACGCGGGGCGCTAATTGGCCCAGTGTTTGGCGCACCTCTTCTAGGCCGGTCACGGTCATAAACATTACACAGCCCCCCGCTCGGCGATTATTTCCATAAATAAATCACGGCTGTTGCGCGGCGGCAGGCTGCGAATGTTGTAGGCGTTGCCGTCGTGAATAATGGTGTAACTTTCTTTTAAATCTTGCCGATTGCGAATAACAAACACGCACTGGGCGCTGGCGGTGGTTTTTTCCGCCTGCTGTGATTCGCGGGCACTTAACTGGCGCACATAGGCCCAGCAGCTGCAAACAGGTTGGGTAAACTGCTCGAAGCCGCCAGCACCGTCTGGCCGCTTATGGCGGCGCTCGATGCTAATACGCTGGGTTAGCTGGCCTATGCGGTAAATATTCATTAGCAGACCACCGGCACAACGTAGGGCGCCAACAGCGCTTGCACACCGAAGGGCAATTCACCCATGGTGCGGTCGGTGGTGGCCTCGCGGTTGAGGTCGTAGTGGCCGGCCAACAACAGAATGGCCATAACTATGTCCGGCTCCACATCTGCCGCCGCGCCGTAGCCGGCGGTGTAACTAATACGCACCGCCACAGGGTGCACGGCTATAGCCGGCCAAACGCAGTTGAATGCGGGGCGGATGTGGCCTTGCAGGGTGCTGGTGTCTACCTCGTATTGGGCCTCGTCCAGCGTTTGCCAATCGCCTTGCGGGTCCAGGTATTCCACTTGCTCCACGCTCAGCAGCGGGGGCTTTGGCAGTGCCAGTGGCGCGGTAGCCTGATAACACATAGAGCCTAGCGGCGAGGCGCTGAAACGCGGGGCGGTTAATTGCCACTCCTGAGTAATTAGCGCGCGCCCGGTTACCTGCTCCACCTGCCGCGTGGCTACCGCCAATAAACGGGTCACCTCGTCGTCGGTGGTGGAATCTTCCAGCCGCAGGCGCGTGCGCGCTTCGGCGACACTAACCGGCAGGCTAGCAGGGGCACTGGTGCGCGCTAAGCCCATGGGTTAGGCCTGCTCGTCGAAGGTTGGATAGGGGTCGGCAGCGGCCACAGCTTTGGCTACATGCTTAACCACCTCGGCCCGCAAAAAGGTTTTTACGTAATCCACGGCGGCTTTGTGATCGTCCACCATGCCGGCGGTTTTTAGGGTTTTGGCGTCGGCGGCGGGCAGCTCTAACAGGGTGTTAGGGAGGTACTTAACGCCCTCGTGAATAATATCGGCGAGCACGCGAACTAATACGGGTTTGGACATAAACGGCCTATAAATTTGACCAAAAAAAACCCAGCCGAAGCTGGGCGTTTGGGCTTGCTGGGTTTAGATGGCGGCGTTTTGGTAGTACTTGACGGCGGACGTGTTGGACAATTCGCCAGCGGTGCGCACCCAGCCCATGAAGCCAATTTGGCCTTTGGTTAGGTAGTTGGAGTCCTCGAACTTCATGAGCACCACTTGGCGCACATCGCGGATGATGTAGTGGCTGAAATCACCAAACAAAATAGGCTTGGCGCTGGCCGCAGGCACTGCCAGGTCGTTGTTGATTTTCACCTTCACGCCCAACAGCTCATCAGGCATACCGGCCGCAGAGCCAACGTCATAACTGGGCGTCCAGATTGGGCGGCCTGCAGTGTCCACCATTTTGCGCAGGGCTTTACGCACAGTTTGGCTAAACATGAACATACAGTTGCCGCTGTCGATGTAGGCTTGGTCTACCGACTCGTACAAATCCACCAAATCATCATAAATGAAGGTAGTGGTTTGTCCGTTGGCGCCGACTTTGCCGGCCGAGGCACGCGCCGCCACGCCGTAAGGCTGCGCGGAACCGGTGCCGGTGGTGTAACCAGCGCTGGTGGTGCGGCCAATACGCTGGGCCATACGGTTCATGACAAAACCGGCCACGTCGAAGGCGGCGTCTTCTAACAACTCAATGGGCACAGTGATGATTTTGGAGCCGGCCTTGTAGGCCGTAAGCGCTACAGTGCCAAAACTTGGGTCGGAATCAGAACCGGCGGCGTTTTCCGCCAACCACTCACCCGTTTCGCTGGTGCCGTCTGACGTTGGGTAGCTCAGCGGGTTGCCAGAATCGGTGGTGATGATGGTGGCCACGTCGCGCATGGCGCCATAGGCCTTGAGCTTTTCGATCACCTTGTCGCCAATTTCGCTGGCCACGGTGTAGCCGCCCTGCGAGCCAGTGGTGGTGCTCATGGTGTTGCGAATGGCTACGCGCTCGGCGTCGCTTAGGTCGCGGTCGCGTTTACGCATTAAGGTGTTTAGCACCTGCGCCGCCGTGGATTGGCTAGCGCTGGGCTTGCCTTTGAAGTTGTCCACATCGTCGAAGGACTCCTCGGCGATTTTATCTAAGCGCGCTTGCTCGGTGCTTAGGCGTGCGTCAATGTCGCAAATTTCCGCCGTCAGCGTGTCGTACTGCGCCAACTGATCTTTGCCAAAATCGGCGCCTTTGTGGGTGTCCAAAACGCGGCGTGCTTCAATTGCTAAAGCGTTGCGGCGCTCGCTCAGTTTGTCTTTGTATGACATAGGTTTTGCCTCTTACAGGTACAAAAAAAGCCGCAATTGCGGCCGGATGGAGCCAGCAGGCGAGCGCCTAACTAGCGGTTTTTGGGCGTAAAAAAAGCCGCTATTGCGGCTTGGGTGGTGCGGTGTTGGGTGCGTTAAGCCGCCAGTTTTTCCAGCAGGCTTAGGCGCGCGCTTAAAATGGCGTGGTGCTCTTCAGCAGTTAGGCCGGCGGGCTCGGGTTCTGGTGCGGGTGGCGCCACCAGTGCTTGCGGGGTGTTGCTATAGGCCGCCAAGTTCCACGCGCTTTTGGGTTTTTCGGCGGGCTGGTCAATGGCGTCGATGAAGCCAACGGCTAGTGCCTCGGCGGCACTGAACCATGTTTCGGCGTTCATCCACGCCTGCACCTGCTCGGCGCTGGCTTCAGTTTTGCGCATGTAGTCGGTGGCTATGCTGGCGTCCACCTTGCGCAGTAGCGCGGAGACTTCATCTAAGCTGTTGGCATTACCCATGGCGAAGGTCCACGCGTTGTGCACCATAAAAAACGCCCCATCGGCCATATGCACCTCATCGCAGGCGGTGGCAATGTAGGTGGCGGCGCTGGCGGCTAGGGCGTCGATATAGGCCACGGTTTTGGCTTTGTGGCCACTGAGCGCGGCGGCTATGGCGCGGGCGTCGAATATGTCGCCGCCGGGGCTGTTAATGCGTAGGTTGATCTGGGTTACATCTAGCGCAGCCAGCTGGGGCACCAGCTCTTTGGCGCTAATGCCGCCGAACATATCCGCACCAATCACATCGTACAAATACACGGTGGCCTCGGTACCTTTTTGCTCAATGCGCAGGCTGCGCGGTGCGGCTTGGTTTTGTGTGATTAGCTGCATTAGGTTCATGGTGCGGGTGCCTCGGTTGGCGTTGGTTCGGGTTGTGGGGTGGCGCTGGCTGGCGCGGCGCCGGCGCGGGTTACGGTGTTGCTGTCGGGGCTGGCGTCGGGCGGCAGGTTTTTAATGCGGCGCACTTCGTTAATCGCCATCCAGCCTTGTGCGCCGGGGCCACCTAAGGCGCGGGCAAAATATTCGGCTTCGGCTTTGCTGTCGCCACTTAACAGGCCTTCGCGGTTGAATTCCACAAACATGCGCAAGCTGCGCGGAAATAATTTGCGGTTTAATTCCTGCTCGATTTTTTTGGCGTGCGGGTCGATAGTGTGTTTGACGTGGGCGATCATGCGCTGCTCTAGGCCGGTGCCCCACGCACTGGTGGTGTTTTCACCGATTAAATCCGGCGAGACTAAAAACGCCCGGCACACATCCACCACGTTAAAGCGGCGGGTTTCTAGCAATTGCGAATCTTCAGGGCTGACACTCACCGGCTTTAAGTCGCCGCCGTTTACCAGCAGCGCTGGGCGGTGGCGGTTGCCGCGCCCGCTATAACGCTCCTCAAATTGGGTGCGCAGCTGGGCTTGCTGTTCTTGGGTTGGGGCTACACCGGCGGGATAAGTAACCACCACGCTGGGCGAGGCGCCATTGGCGAAATATTCCGCGCTATATTCATCCGCCGCTAGGCCGCAGGCTATGGCATTGCGTGCCCAGCTTTTGATGGCGCTTTGGCCGTGCAGGCCGTTGAAGCCGAAGCCGGGGAAGTGTAAAACCTCTGACTGCACTAGGCCTTTTTTGCTAATGCCATCATTGATTAGGTAAATCAGTTCGGCGCCGTCGCGCTTTACCACCACGCATTCGCGCGGGATTGGCTCTAGCTGCGCCACGGCGCCGAGTTTGTCGCGCATTAGGCGGCTGATAGCATCGCCGCGCAGCAGCATGGATTCTAGGCACCATTGCCAATAAGTGTGCGCGGTTAATACGGGGTGCGGCGACTCATTAAGCAGCCACCAATAATCATGGCGTACGGACTCGCGGTTGCCGTTGGCGTCGCGCTGGTAGGTACTGCAGGGCATGGCTGCCACGCCGTTGCAAATGAGCTGCAAACAGGCACCCACGGCGCTTAATTTTTTGGCGTTTTCGGGGTTTACATTCACGCCGGCGGCGGTTTTGGTGTTGCCGAAAAAATCGTTCCAGCTGTCGCTATTAGCGGCCATTAGGGTTTGATTTTTAATGGTCGCCAGTTCGGCGTGCAGCTGGTCTATTTGCGCCTGCTGCTGTTTTCGCTTGCCGAATCCGAACATGTTACAGCCCTATGAAAATGTCTTGGCACTGGCCTTCCGCCGCGATTTTCGCGCGGCCTATGCCCATAATCAGCGCCACAGCGCCGTCGATTTTGTTTTGCGGTAGTTCTTTGCGGGGGTAAATATTGTCTTTTGCATCTACGTGGCACACCACGTTGCTAATCATCCAATCCAGCACGGGGCAGGCGTTGTGTTGTAGCCGGCTGGCCACCACTAGCGCCTGCAGTTCCTTCATGGGCTCGCTTATGTTCTGCACCGTTTGGCGCAGCTCCACCATGTTTAGGCCTTGCTCCATTAGGCGGCTGGCCAAATAGTTGGCTTGCCATGGGTCGTAGGCGACTTCGCGTAAATCAAACTGGGCGGCGGCTTTTTTCAGGTCGTCTTCAATGGCGGCGTAGTCGGTCATGGCGCCGGGGGTGACGGTTATTAATCCGTCTTCGGCCCAGCCTTCGTATTGCGAGTTGTCCGACTCTTCTACCGTTAATTCCGGCAGATAATTTTTGACAAATACGGTAAAGGTTTGCGTAATTTCATCGGGGAAAACGTAGGCCACACAGGCTATGTCCAGCTTGCTGGCAAGGTCTATCGCCGCGTAACAGGTGCGGCCGGCCATATCTTCTAGGCGTAAATTTTCATTGCCGCAGCGTTGCCAGGCGCTTACATCCATCCACGCGGTATCCGCATTCACCCAGCAATTTAAATGCTTGGTTAAAAAATTGTTTTGTGCTGCCGTCATGCGCATAGCTTTGCGCGCTTTGCGGGCAATGTCTTCGGGATTTACGGAGCTACCCCAGTTGGGATTGGCTTTGGCCCATGCGGCTGGGTCTGTCCAGTCGTCGCCCTCGTCGATGGTGTAAATTATTCCGAAGTATTCTTCGTCGATGTGGCTGTTGTTTAATATTTTGGTGACGTAAATGCGCTGCTCGTAACAAATTCCGGCGCGGTTAAAACCGGCGGTGGTAATTAACCACAACAACGGCTGCTCGCGGGCGCCGGTACCGGTTTCGATTACGTCGAAAACCTCGCGGGTTTTGTGTGCGTGCAGCTCATCAATAACGCCGCAGTGCACGTTTAGCCCGTCCAAATTGCCGCCTTGGTCGCGGCTTAAGGCTACGAATACCGAGGCGCTGCGCTCGCTGTAAATGCTGTGCGCGCTGGTGGCCACTTGAAAGCGGCGGCGCAGCCCGGGGCATTTATCCACCATGCGCTTGGCGTCTTGCCAGACGATTTTGGCTTGGTCCCGCGTGGTGGCGGCGCTGTATACCTCGGCGCCGGCTTCTTTGTCGGCCACTAAACAATAAAGCGCGACGCCGCTGCTTAGGGTGCTTTTGGCGTTTTTGCGAGGCACCTCTAAATAACTGGTTTTAAAGCGGCGCAGGCCGGCGGCATTCACCCAGCCGAATATGCAGGTGACGATAAACACTTGCCAGGGCGCTAACTCAATATTTTTGCCAGCCCATTTACCCTTAATGTGCGGCAGTTTTTCTATAAATGCGCAGGCGCGGTGGGCTTTTTCTACATCAAAAAAATAGGCAAATTCGCTGCGCTGCAGGTCGTGCAATTGGCGCTGGCACGCGGCCTGTACGTATACACAGGCCGGAATTTCGCCGGCGACTACCTGTTCGGCATAGGCTGTGGCTATGCCGAAATAATCTTTGATCAAATGTCGTCCCAGCCATCGCCAAACATGTCGCCCTGTGGGCCGTTTTTCATGCCGCGGTCTGCCGCTGGGGCTAAACCAAACTCGCCAACCAGCGTGCGCCACTTGCGCCAGTCGTCGTTTAGCTGGCCAACTTCTGGGCGGCTTTTATGTTGTAGCCCGTTGCGGTTTTCGGTGCTGTAGGTCCAGCCCTCTAGGTTTAAAAATGCGCGGGTGTCGCGCATGCGGATAACAACAACGCAGTATTCTTCGTACGCAAAAACAAAATGCGGTTTTAGGCGGCCTAGCATCACCATTTCTGGCGCTGTGGCGTCCCAAAATTTTCTTTCGGCTGCGGTTAATGTTTTTGGCCGCAGCTTTTTTGCGGTGGCAATATGCGCAGCGTTTGGCCCGTCGCCGGGCTGAATTATGGGTACATTTTTGGCCGTAGGGTGCCGCAAGACGTTGCGCAGTGGTGCGGCTAGGTCTGGTTTGGGTCCACGTGCCATGGGTTTTTTGTGTCGGTTATAGCCAGCTTGCCAATGCTTCGGCGTAGGTTCCGGCGTTGTCTTTTAAGTAGCGTTTTTTGGCGTAGAGTTTTGCTGTGCGTAGGGCTTTTTGTTTTTCGGTTTCGTCTAACACGGCATTTAATTGTGATTTTGTTAGGGCTTGTTGGGTGTTGTCCGCCACTTGCCAAAGTACGCATTTTTCGCCGTTGCGCATTTCGAAAACACCGGCTTCTAATGGCTGGTCGTCGAAGTATTTTAGGGTTTGCTCCATGGTTTTAATGGAGTTTTCGTCGCAGTCGATTAGGGTGCCGAAGACTTCAACGGGTAGCTCGCGATATTTGATAAACAATTCATCGCTTAAGTCTTTTGGCGCTGTTATATGCCCCCAGTTTTCCAAGTCTATAAGTTCCAAATTAATCATTACGCCCTGCCCATGGTGTTTCGCTCGTAATACAGCGAATCCAGCGTGATTAATTTAGTAACGCCGCCGCCAGAATCGTTGGCAACTGAAAAAACAGGCCGCAGGGCTGACGATGGAATATTCGTTGATACTGTTCCGGAAAATAATGAAGCGCCGGTCGCGCCATCCAGAACAAAAAACGTTATGGATGCTCCACCGTTTGGAATTGTCATGCCTATGGTGTACCACGTTGAGCTTGACAGGGTATAAGTGCTGGATGTTGCTGTGGATGATCCACCATTTTTGCAACGCCCCTGAAATGTTCGCCCCGTAATTTCGCAAGCTATTTGGTTGGTTGAGTCCGCCGTGTTTGACGACACGCCATTGCCAAACCTAAGCCTTAAATTTGAGGCTGACGCGGAGTTTAAATAGATGGATGCTTTAATTGTGACGGCGGTAGTTGGCGCCATCGCTAGGTCTGCAGACGACACAACCGCGTAGTAACCTGTAAGAGCACCTGCGCCAGATGTTATTGTGGAAACGCCTGTTCGGTTACCTATAGCTGCCGCATTATCTGAAGCGGTTACATCGTGACTGACCGTGCCGCTATTTCCGCTTAGAGACCAGCCATTGGCAACGGTATACGTTGAGTCTGAAAAATAATCACAATATAAAACGAATTTTTCCTGCTGCGCTTCCCATGATTGAGCGCTGGCGGTGTAGGTCATGTCATCGCGCAAGAATTTGACGTTTGTGGCTGTTCCGGTTGCCGGTGCGAGGCCTTTGGCCGAGCTGGTTGCGGTGTTTAGCAGTGCTGTGGCTTGTGCTGCAGTTAGGGCTTCAACGTTGCCTGTGCCGGCGGTGGTTCTGCCTAAAAATGTTGCTGTGGCTACTGTGGCCATTTTGGCCAAGGTTACAGCGTTGTTGGCAATTGTTAGGGTAACGGATGTTGTGCCGCTGCCAGTTGCGTCGCCGCTGAATGTGATTGTTTGGTTGCCGGTTAGGTATGAGCCGGTTGGCTGCTTGGCGTCTAGCGCGGCTTGGGTGGCTGTGCTGATCGGCTTGTTGGCGTCGCTGGTGTTGTCTGCATTGCCTAGGCCAACGGCGCTTTTGTCCAGCGTTTGGAATGTTTTGTCACCGCGATAATATTGGCTGCTGGTGCCAGCGGCGATTGTGTCTTGCTTGGCGTCGAGCGCGGTTTGCGTGGCGGTGCTGACTGGCTTGTTGGCGTCGCTGGTGTTGTTCACATTGCCTAGGCCAACGGCGGTTTTATCCAGCGTTTGGAAGGTTTTGTCGCCGCGATAATATTGGCTGCTGGTGCCGGCAGTGATTGTGTCCTGCTTGGCGTCGAGCGCGGTTTGCGTGGCGGTGCTGACTGGCTTGTTGGCGTCGCTGGCGTTGTCCACATTGCCGAGGCCAACGGCGCTTTTGTCCAGCGTTTGGAATGTTTTGTCGCCGCGATAATATTGGCTGCTGGTGCCAGCGGCGATGGCGTCTTGCTTGGCGTCTAGCGCGGCTTGTGTGGCTGCGCTTACGGGCTTGTTGGCGTCGCTGGTGTTGTCGACATTGCCGAGGCCAACGGCGCTTTTGTTGTGCGTGTGCGCGGATGGCGGGAATGTCGATGGCTTGCCGGTTATGTCGGCCCAGTCACCACCACCGCCGCCGCTTTGGCCAGCTTCGGCGATATTAATTAGCGTGGCGACTTCTATCACTTGGCTGATCTCAACCAAATCGCCGAATTCCGCTTGCAGAGTAATTTGCATTAGCTGCCTCGCGTCTCGGATTCTTGCACGTCAACGCCCCAGGTATTGGTGCGGCGGATTGCGCCGGTGTCGGTAATTACTTTTACATCGGCGCGCAGCTTTTTTAATGGCCAGCTTTCGGTTGGTGTTGTGGCGGTCAATGTAAAAACACTTTCCTCGGCCGCAATCGAAACATAGCTAACGGCGAGGCGATCAACCAGCACGCCGGACGGATCGCGCAGGTGGCACTCAATGGCAAACCCATCCAGCGAGCGTGGCGTTGTGCACGTTAGCTTAAACGTGTCGCCCCGCTTGAATGTGAAGTATTCGATTGCCATCTAATTTATTAACTCAAGGGTGAAAAACGAAAAAAACAACACCAAAAAGCCACAAGTGGCTTTTTGTATTTAATTAATCACGCGTAAAAAAAAGGC